GGCCTACGATGGTAATATACCCGGCCCTATCGAAGCAGTAAACTGCATAGATGAGAACGAGTTTAATCAACTACAGTTTTTAAAGAATGAGCAAGAGGGCAAAGTTAAGCTATGACACCACGAGAGGCAGCACAGCTAGAGGCAGAAAGAACATTTGATATGTTTATCCTTTGGTCAAAGAGAGCCGGTATATATAGTGCACTATTTTTAATGGTGGTTGTTTTTGGGTGTAATAGCGGTGTAGAAACAGGGCCTGACAAGAGTGGCTCACAGTATAACGGTGAGGTTTATTCACCTATGAATCTAAATGAGAAGGATAAGAGATGAACAATAAATTAAAAACAGTGCCTTTGAGTATCGTAAGTATTCTTGGTATATTTAAAGAAGCATGGAATAGCATAATGACTATAGAAGATTCTCCTTTACGTCACATACAAAAGCTAGATCCAATGGCTGCACATGCAGTGTTTCAGATACTAGCGTACATGTGGAGTGCTATTTTTGCGCTGTGGATTGGTAACATTTTCTGGTTTGCTATTAGTGGCATGGGACATACTTTGCTTATCGGTGGTATATTTATTACCGCTATGACTTACAGAGAGGCTAACAAACGAGACAACAATAATCCAACTGACAATGTAACTAGCGGTAGAATGTTTGGAGGTGAGCATGAATAGAATACTAAATATGTTACCAGAGTTTTGTTTGTCTCACTGGTTACTCAGGATACCTTTGGCTATCATCTTTATACAGCAAGGGTTATCAAAGTTTCCTGTCACCCTTGACGGGGCTGAGTCTTTTGATCTGCCTTACATTGTGTGGTGGTTTGCAGCATACGGAGAGTTAGGTGCAGGTATAGGACTACTACTAGGTGGCTTGATAGGCTTCACTTACCTACACCTAGATCATCCGTGGGTAGAGGATATAATAACTAGGTTTAGTGGCTTGGTAATCTGCTGTATAATGACAGGAGTGATATGGGTAGGTGAGCCTGACAGTTTGCTGGATGTTTTACTGTACGATAACTTGCATGTGTTACTTTGGGTTGGTGGTTTATTTTTTGCACTGAGAGGTAGGAGAGTTTAAGATGGAACGTGGAGAGTTGTCCCTGATACGGACACTGATGAGCAAAGACTTTTACAACAACAACAAAGGAATACATACACCAGACAAACTATTTACTAAAGACATACGTAAGATCAAACGAACAATAGACTATGCAATGCAGCAGTTTGATAAAGACTTGTCCTTTGCAGAGCTAGAGGGTTTGTTCTTTACCAGAGAGACACTTACTACAGCCAACAAGGATTCGTACAAGCGAGTGTTTGACAAGCTACGAGAAGAGACACCTATGTGCTCAGAGGTAGCACAAGAAGTTATGTCTAGCTTGTTTAGGAATGTAGTAGGTGAAGAGGTAGCTAACTTAGGTTTCGACTATGTGAACGGTGAGAAGAATACATTGGAGCCGCTACGCAACATACTGACTGACTATCAAGATAACTTTATGCCTAACTTAAAAGTAGAGTGGGGCGATATATCTATAGACAATCTACTTGTAGCTAACGAGATACAATCTAAATGGCAGTTTAATATACCATCCCTACAGAGAAGAGTAGAGGGCGTGTCAGGTGGGCATCTGGTTCTGGTAGGTGCAAGACCCAACACAGGAAAAACCAGCTTCCACGCCTCTCTTATTGCCTCTGAGGGTGGGTTTGCTAGACAAGGTGCTAGGTGTATCGTTCTGTGCAACGAAGAGGACTACACTCGTGTGGGTGCTAGGTATCTCAGCGCTGCATCTAATATGTCTATGGACTTAATCAAAGAGAACTATGCTCTAGCATCTACTAGGTACAAACCAGTATACGACAACATAAAGATAGTTGATAGCACAGGCAAAGACATGAACTGGGTTGAGGCTGTAGTTAAGAACTACAAGCCTGACATAGTGGTGTTAGATATGGGTGACAAGTTTGCTAACAAGACAGGGGCTGACTCTCATGTGTACCTCAAGGATGCAGCCATCCATGCCCGGAACATAGCGAAGCAGTATGGCTGCGCTGTGATCTGGATGTCTCAGCTATCAGCAGAGGCAGAAGGTAAAATATATGTAGATCAGTCTATGTTAGAGGGAAGCAAGACAGGTAAAGCATCAGAGTGTGACTTGATGGTGTTAATATCTAAGAATCCACAAACAGAGGGAGAATACGAGGGGGATGCAGATAGACACTTGGTAGTAGCTAAGAATAAATTAAAAGGTGGCTGGCACGGTAGAATTAAGTGTAAGCTGGATGGAGAAACAGCAAGGTATTCAGTATGAGGAGAGTAGTAGACGTAGAGAACTCCATAACATTACGTGATGGTAAGATATACAACGATCCTTACGAGGAAGCTAACACACTTACAGAGGTGGGTGTGCTGTGCTTAGATACAGGAGATAAAAGACTACTACCGTTTGACCACAAAGAAGCCACAGAACGTGACAAGAATAACTCCTGTGTGCTGCAACGTATGCTTGACACAACCACCTTACTGATAGGTCACAACTTACAGTACGACTTAGCGTGGCTGTGGTGCAACGGTTTCAAGTATGATGGTGAAATATACGATACCATGCTGGCAGAGTATTTACTTATGCGTGGACAGAAGCAACCCCTGAGTTTAGAACAGTGCGCTTTGCGCCGGGGCTTGAAATATCAGAAAGATGACACACTTAAAACTTACTACAAGAAAGGATACAACACAAATGAAATACCGTTGGATGAACTCAGCCATTATCTTGACCTTGATTTGCTTACCACTGGCGAACTGTACAAAGCCACAGTTGAAACTTTCAGATCCTCTGATTCAGCATCACTCAGATCCGTTCGAGATGTCACATTCAGAACTTGCAGAGTCCTCGCCAAGATGTCTGTCGCAGGAATCAGGGTGGATAGAACCACCCTCCAACACGTTAGACATGACTACGAACAAGAAAGGTGTGACATCTTACAACGACTGCAAGTAAAGACAAGAGAGTTGATGGGAGGAACACCCATAAATCTAAACTCACCAGAGCAACTGTCTTGGGTTATCTTTAGTCGTAAGCCAAACGATAAGAAGGAGTGGGCTGACTTATTTGAGTACGTAGATCCTAATGATTTTAAATCAGCAGTAAAGAATAACAGTAAGGCTGTGTTTAAGACAGAGGCTAACACTTGCCCTGAGTGTAATGGTACAGGTAAAGTTTACAAAGTAAAGAAGGATGGCACACGGTACGCTAGACCTCACAAATGTCCTAAGTGTGACGGTAAAGGCTACCTTCTTACAGATACAAATGAAATGGCAGGACTTGGTTTCTTTCCCCCAAGCAAGAAGTGGGTCAGTGCAAACGGCTTTGGTGTAGGCAAGCAGAACTTGGATGCACTTATAGCCACAGCTAAGAACAACAACATGGAGAATGCAATTGATTTTTTACAGGACGTTAAAAGGCTTAGTGCTGTTAGTAGCTATCTCAGTAGTTTTGTGGATGGTATTTCCTCCAACACTAAAAGAGACAACAGGTTACATATCAACCTTACCCAGCATGTCACCAGTACAGGTAGATTTTCTGGACGAAACCCCAACATGCAAAACATGCCAAGAGGAGGAACCTTCCCCATAAAGCGTGTCTTTATTTCGCGCTGGGATGGCGGTAAGATAATCGAAGCTGACTTTGCACAGCTTGAGTTTAGAACTGCTGCTTTCCTCGCACAAGACAGCACAGCCATCAGGGAGATAGATACAGGATTTGATGTACACTCCTACACGGCAAAGGTTATCAGTGATGCAGGACAGCCTACAACACGTCAGGAAGCAAAGGCACACACGTTCGCCCCTCTCTTTGGCGCTACAGGATACGGCAGAAGCAAGGCAGAAGCTGCATACTACAAGCAGTTTGTAGAGAAGTACAAAGGCATAGCTAAGTGGCACATCAAGCTAGGAGATGAGGCGCTAAGGGAAGGCAAGATAACAAACGTAAGTGGCAGACAGTACGCTTTTCCTGATGTTGTACGCAGAGAGAACGGCTCCCCTTCACACTTCACTATGATAAAGAACTACCCTGTGCAGGGCTTTGCTACCGGGGATGTTGTACCAGTGGTGCTAATAGAAGTGGATCGTTTGCTTTCAGGTATGCAGTCTTGTTTAGTCAACAGTGTACACGATAGTATGGTTATTGACGCACACCCTGATGAAATAGATGATGTGCTAGGTATTATAAACTTGATAAACGATAACCTAAATGATATAATACTCAAAGAGTACAACATAGAAATGAACGTTCCACTATTATTAGAATCTAAAATAGGTAATAACTGGCTTGACACAGTGGACGTTTAGTGATATAACTACAGGTCTAACTAAATAGCATAGAAAGGTAAAATATGCAACAGAATGCAGTAGCACTTAAAGTAGAAAACATGAACTTGGCTGACGCTATGGGCTTCTCTGCCCCAACTACACCTACACAGTCTAACTTACGTAGGATTACAGGCACAGTTATTCAAGAAGTTGTTGAGGGAAAGGTAGCATCTTCTCCTGTGTTTAAGATTATCTCTGAAGAGGATACAGTTTTTGCACGAGAAGTAGAGGTACGTTTGCTTGCTGAACGTCAGAAGTGGCAGCGCTGGGATAGTGAGAACAAAACTATGCAGAAGTCTGTCATGTCTACAACACTAAACCAAGACCTTAAAGATACACTTGGTACATTTAATCTTGGCAGACGGTCAGGCTTCATCAAAGACTTTGCTGCGCTACCCAAAAATGAACAAGACCTAATCCGTAGTATTAGTCGTGTTAAAGTATTGATGGGTAAGGCTACACTCGTTGATGCTTTCTACGAGGGTGGCACACCTGCTGATGGTTACGACACAGAATTTTCTTTTATCATGGATGTAAAGAACCGTGATAGCTTAAAGTTTATTGATAATGCAGTAGGTAAGCTAATGAAAAAACGTATCAATCCAGCAGAGCACAGCATTGCTTTGTTAGGTGAGACACGCAGTCTACCAAACGGTAGTCCATACATGGTGACTAATGCGTCCCTTAGTAACTTTGTTGGATTAAAAGAAGGCGACAATGAAACCTTGCAAGACTTCTTGGATTACATTGAATCCAGTAATGAGTACGTCAGAACTAAGTGGGCAGAAAATAATGTAGAGACTATCTCAGACAGTGAGAAAAATATAGTGTCTAATATTGTAGATGTGGAGGACTTTGAATAGTGAACCACTCTGCTGAATTAGCTCTGCATCAGTAT